GGTGAGAATCTTCCAACACTACTGTTCTCCATGTATTTGTATTCATCGCTTAACGACTTTCCATGGGCGGATAAACTCTCAGGTGAAAAAGAGTCTTTTAGCTTAGGGTCGATCCCCATTGCTTTTGCAGCTTCTCTCTGCATTACAGCTGCGTTAGCCGCATCAAAGTCACCAAGGTAATCTGCAAACTGGTCAGTCTCCCTAAGTCCATGCTCAAACTTCTGGAGGGCCTTTGACCCAGTCGTCATTCCAGGAAGTAGCCTCATGCCCTTGTCTCTGGCCCAATCTACTTTAGCCTGTTCTACAGCATCCCAATAAACTGGCGCTCTTCTAAATGGCCGCTCTAAAGCCTTTCCGCTGACTGATCCTAATGTACCGGATATTGCTCCAGTTAGGAAGTTAGTGTCATCGCCATATCTCAACGACCCTTCAGCGGAACCTGTGACCCCACCACCAAGGATGTTATTTAACATTCCCTCTCTGTATCTGTCAACAGTCTTTATTTGATTAGCAGATCTCATCGCCTCTCGTTTAATTGGATCCATTATTTCTTCTTTGGCTTTCCTTGCAAGTTGTGAAACCACTGGAGTATTTCCAGCAGCAAGCTTGTCTACACCTCTCGTTGCCAATCCCCTTGCGGCAGCATTAGTTGTATTGACTGCATTCTCAACCCCACTTACAGTTTTAGCTGCTACAGCTCTTGATGCAGGCCCAGTTAATGTTCCAGTTACAACATATGGGAGCGCTGCGCCAAGCATTGCCAAGCCCTGGTTCTCATCAATCTGCTCCATGATTTCATCTTTATATTGCTGCTCCTTAGCTCTATTGAGAGTTCTTTCCATAGCAGTATCACTACCACCAATATCAGCAAGGAAGTCATAAATGTTAGCTGCACCACTTAGCAACTTGTCTGTTTCACGTCCAGCTATTATGTTAAACTTTTGCCCAAAGCCCATCTTCTCAGACTCTTTAGCTCGTTTATACTCAGGGCTCTCAGGGCCACGCTCCACAAATAGCCGATCCATATACTTCACATGATCACTCGTGTAACTAGGTATGTGACTACCTTCCTGGGCAAGTAACTCTCTCTGCCTATCCTTATTAAATGAAGAGGTTGGTGACTCCGCTGGAGGTGTGTCAACCTTCGCCCATTGCTCTTGTCCATTTGCATCTTTGTAATTACGAAAGGTAACTATGTTACCTTGTGCATCTTTAGCTTGTCTAGTAGCCATACATCACCTCAATTAGTCAACCCAGAAAAGTCCTTCAGATGGACCATCACCAGCCTTCCAAGACCTACTCACTGGAGGGGTCGTTGGATTAGTTGGCTTCCCTCTTGCAGTTTTCTTCATTTGGTTAAGCTCTTGAAGATTCTGCCTTGACAATTTTAGATTCTCTTGGAATACAACGTCAGGTTGCCCTGGAACTGGAAGCTGAGCCTTTATACGTTCCATCTGTTCTGCGGATACATCCGCTCCAGATATTGCCTTTGTCATAGTATTCTGAAGGTTAGCTGAAAGTGATACCATTTGCACATCCCTTGGATCTGGATTGTGCCCAAGGAATGATAAGGCTTTATCAATAGCTATATTCTGCAAGCCGGTTCCGCTTCGAGTCTCCTCAATCCAACCACCTAGGCCTGATATATTAGCACCTTTGCTACGCAGCTCAGTCATCTGATCCAGTATGTTTGAGCTTTGGTCATACAGAGCAGACTCGCTTATTGCAGAATCACTCAATACCTTACCTCTTGTAAGCCCTCTTTCCATAGCCTGTCTATAAGTCAAAGCTATTTCTGGTGATATTGGATTCCCATTCTTATCAACAAGATTCATAGCCTCACTTGCAGGCATTGGTGAATCTAAATCTTGCATTGCCATTGTTTTCTGCACGCGCTTCTCTTCAAGATACTTCTTGAAGTTCTCATGGGTTCTCATGGAAGGCGCAGTTGATGCAATAAAGTTTTGATAATCTGTAGTTCCCTTATCCTCAGCAGGCAGACTAGACTCTTGGTACTTCTGCATCTGCTTAATGCCTTCTGCTTGAAGAGTTGGATTACCGCTCTTCACCATCGCGGATATTCTTTGACCCCATTGCTCTATTGGAGATGGCGCCTGGTACTCTGGCTTCCGCATTGGGACTGGAACATCACCTCTCTTGTAAAGGTGTTGCTGCTGGCGCATTTGCTCATCTCTAGCAAGGCGCTGCTCCATTGAGCCCATAGCCTGCGCAAGCATAGACTCCTGTACACCAGGGTCTTGTGATTTATCACGTAGCATAAACTGGGCATATTGAGGATTCCTCCTCATTGCTGCAGCTGTCATTCTATCTTCATATGTAGACATGATTATCCCCCAAGTGCATGAAGCATATCAGTTGCGTAACCAATACCAATATTTCGTTTTCTGCGAAGTGATTCAAGTCCAGTGTTGCTTCTTTCTTCAGGATCTGCAGATACTCTATACTGTTGGTACTTATCAAAAACTTGCCTTCTATCAGGTGCCATGATTGCATCATGTAGCAAGCCTTGTCCTTCTTCTTGTAGCCCAGGATTAGGGCTTCCCATCAAAGATCCAATCTGCGCTTCCAACACCCTGCTCATTTGTTTATCAGGATCAGGGGCCATAGGAGTTTGAACATTAGCATCTTGATTAGCTGGGTTGAAATCTCTCCCTCCTAGTAACTGAGTTGCCTGTCTATCAGCCATAGCTGCAGCAATCTGAGGATTTGACTGGGCCATTTTTATCATAAACTCTTCTAGTGGGCTCATTGGAAACTCCCCATCAAAGACTGTAAGTAGGCAGGCATATTAGCCTGTTGCTTTTGTTGCAGGGGCTGCCGCTGCGTGGCCATTTCCATAAGAGACTGTAGAGGCATAGCCCCAGTATTTTGGGGAGCCTCCATTCCACCGGTTTGCCCAGCCATGCTTAGTGACATACCCGCAGGGCCGAGATCATTCATAGCCTCAAGAAGAGCTTGCTTTCTAGCATTCTCTGCGTCGATATCAAAACCTTTGTCATATGGGGATTCACCTTGTGAAAAGTCATCTCCATAAGGTCTCATCGGCGCACCTTGTTGAGGGCCTTTAAGTATATCATCCCACATAGTGAGTGGGGTGTTAGGCTCAAAGGATTGCTGTAAACCTCTCGTTGAAGCACCCGCTCCAAACATATCCATTAGTGATCCCATTATCCTTTCCCTCCACTTCCACTCATCCCCGCACCTTTTGACTTACCATAAGAGCTTCCACTTGAAAGTACCTGAGGCGCACCTATTACATTTGAATAATTACTCATAGCATTCTGTGGCATCATCATAGCACCGAACTGGCCCATGCCCAGGTTTTGCATATTCCCACCCTGGCCTATCGCGCCTTGCATAGATTGATTCTGTTGGCCTAGCATGTTCTGCATCATCTGTTGCCTTGCTAGGTTGCTTTGGTCTGCTTGTTGTGCAATTCCAAGCTTCCTGTCCAGGTCTTTGTCAAAAGTTTCATAACCAGTACGAGCAAGATTGCTTTGTAGATTCTTGTTAATATCCGCCATACCTTGGGATTGTACAATACCATGCCGTGACCCTCCAGACATTCCGCTGGCTGCCGCTCTAGCATCAGTATTAGCAAGCATCATCTTCTGAGCGTCATTAGCATCTTGCATATACTGGCCTTTCATAGCGTCAGCGTAATTGTTTCCATCACCACCCATAGTCATAGCATTTATCTGGCTAGTTGCTGATGGCTTATTCATTGAGCTATTCAATGAGTTCATAAGGTTATTCTGCAAATCCATATTTTGATATGCACCACCTTTGAGCTGATTCTGCCAGGCGCTATTTGCATCCCCAGCAGTCTGATTCATGTAATTAGTAGCACCATTCATAGCACCACTCATCTGGCTATTTATGCTGTTGAACAGATTTCCAGCTTGTGCATACAGATCCTTCAGTGGACCTTCCTGCGCACCCCAAACATTTTGATCAAACGAATTATTGTTTGATGACTTATTGCCTGACATTCCAAAACTACCAGCCATTATTACTCTCCCACATCACATTTAATTATAGTAGCAACTTCAGACCATCCCATTGGAGCAAGCTTTCGCATCCACCCTTTTCGTGCTGCGATACCTCTTAGCTCTGTGCAATTAAAGTCTTTTGCAATTGCCCTTGCTACTTCGATACATCTATACATCCAATCATCCATCTCACTACCACCTATTAATGGAATGTATAAAGTCCTTAGCCCTGACTCTGAAGTTCGAACTTCCAAGGTATTCACTGCAACTACATCAGCCCCTCTGGATACTGTTAGTAGCAATGCTTCACCTTCTATCAACCTTCTCTTGATTGACTCCAGAGTAACTTCCCCATGTGATAAGGCAATTGGCCTCGCTAAGTGCGGAGCTACCATATCCCATATAAGATGGATCATAGTCTGTGGAACAGCTGCTATTATTAATCCATCTTTATTCATCATTGTATGCCCAAGATCTAGTTCTTCTTGTATCATGCTATTTGCACCCATCCAGCAGATTTGTAAATCCACAATCCTTCAGCGATTATAGCTGTAGCTGGGATTGCGTTAGCAAAGTAATACACCTCGCCTACTCGCACCCTCAATGGCAGAATCGTTAATGGTTCAAAGTATTGCACATCCATAAGAGCTATATTTATTGCTACTGCCTGCCTATTTAGGTATCCAATAAGGTCTGCAGGGGGATCTACTCTAGGCTGCTCAATTGGGATAGATGGCATTATCTTACTCCAGATTTTTCATAAATAAAGTCCATTCCACTCAACTCCCAGTTTGTGATGCCTTCTGAGGATATTCTCCAAGCGTGCAATGAGCCTGTGGATCGTATATTAAGCTTGCGATCTACACCTGGAGTAAATATCATAGGTAGCTTCCAAGACACTTCACCACCTGGCAATTTCTGAGAGCCGAACTGTATAGATACAGGGCTGGTGCCACGTATCTTAGGATACACCTCTCTTATAGTTGTAACCTGCTGAAGGCCATCTAATGGGAAATCAGTTCTCTCTAACACAGTTTCTCTAGTCCCAGAGGTTATTCCAGATGTAGGCTCAAGTATCTTCAAGGCACTGTTAGAGTTTATTACACAGATTGGAGAGTCTGCGAACTGAGTCTGCAAAGTGTAAGTGTAAGGTGTACCACCAGGGTCTAAAGTTCCATCAGGCAATGTTGTTGTAGTCCCAAACCCTGAACTCCCACTGCTCCACGTGCCGGATTGAGCTTTCCACGAACCAGCCCAATTCTCCCAAGTAGGAGCTGAGCCTGCGGGGCCAGCCACCCCTCCACCCACACCACCAAGCCCATCACTACCTAATCCAGCTGGCCCATTAGGGCCTGAGTACAGTATCCCAAATGCCGCAAACGCGCAGTTAGGCAAGTCGCGTATGGCCCAAGACTCATCACTCCAATTGAATACATATGCTAGGGATGGGTAATCCGTCCCACCAGTAGGTATGCAGAACCATATTTCATTAGCATTAACATTGTGCATCACAAAGCACTGTCTAAATCTGGTCATATCCAGAGCATCTAAAAACGTCCTTTTTATAGACCCATGAATGATAGAGACTATCGTTGTGCCGTCAGTCTTCATCACATCACTTGCAGAAATAAAGTAGTGCCAGCCGTTAGCTTCAACTACGCAGTTTGTATTGAGAAGTCCTATGACGTTGGATAGCTCTCTGCGACGCCATATGAACTCCCCGCCAGTATAGTCAAGAACATCTATCGCATTGCGAGAGTATATAATGAAGGAGTCTCTGAGAGTCAACCCATCAACTATGTCTCCACCATCTCCGCCTAGTGATGCTACCCCTGCTAGGCCAGCTGTATCTGTCTCATCCCAAGTATATGGCAGACCGTTGATGTCCGCAGCTGTTGACCATCTATATGTATCAGGTTGCTCTGTAACTCCAGATATATTTAAGGCAAATAGGAAGTTCTTATGTGCCCTGATAACTCTAGCAGACACACCTTTCACAGCCCAAGTATCTACTGCATCCCACATTAGTGGCTGCATAACTTGGCCAGGGGATGCTGGAGACCAGTATTCTGGTACAGATTGAGGATTGTTGATTATTGGAATTCCACCTAGAACACAACCTGTCCATAATAGCTCATCATTAGCACCTAGCCCTGTGTACCCTGCAACAGAGGATATATCTGTGAAGGTAAGGCCGTCAAAACTTTCAACTTTAGTGCGGCCTGCCACTATCCAATAGTTTTGGCTATTAGCCCCTGCAGCTAACAAGAACCCAGCATTAAAGCCTGCAGTTGGGGAAGCCCAATCAGCATACCCACCTGTAGAGTATATTGAGTTGAGAGAGATTTTGAAGTTGAAGGCATACGTCAAAAACTCCGCTGGTAAGTCCCATGGAGCAATATCTGTGTTTAGACCCTTAGTCCCAATATTACTTATGCTCAATCGCTCTGTCATTTGCATGGTCTCTTACAAGTCTTATGGCTGCATCTTGTCGCTTAACTGTCTCATTGCGCAAGCTCTCTATAGCCGCAGATGTGCTTCGCCCTGTGGCAGACATCTCAACCATCAATAAAGGTTGCCAAGCTATTGCACAATTCCATTCATCGTGCCGCTTTCCTGACTGATCTACACCGGCCATTTTTACATGCCAGGCACACCTGTGAAGCTTTCCATCCTTAGCCTCTACACACTTATGCCCAAGAGGGCAGCTGACAACTTCCTTGATATCCATTAGTCTTTGACTCCTATTATTGAGTTTATATATAGAGGTGCAAATGTAAGGTTCCCAGCACCTGTGTCACCGTGTTCGTGAGGCTGGCCTGCACCAGAAGATGCTACACTTGATGAACTAGACAATGGGCCTGACCCATTACCCACAGAAAGCAGTTTGTCTGGAGTGTTACCAACTACAGAATTAGTGTCTGCGCAAGTAGACAACATGTGTGTATGTGAAGGCATCTCTGCCTCTGTAAGGGCATGGCCAGAGGTCGTATGTGTGTGGGACAGGTCAGTCGTGAATGGAGAATCCGTTCCGCCTGTGCCGCCGCCTACACCTGCAACAATACGAAGGGTGTAATCATTGTAGGTGACATCCTGTGTCCAGCCCACTGGTGCTGCAGCCTGAAAAAAGATCATCCTAGTTCCAGCTGGCGCGTTTAGAGCCCCACCAATAGCTGTAGCTGAAGCGGTCAGTGCATCAAGTGCGGCTTGAATATTCGCTGCAACCCCATCCAAAAAGTTTATTTCCGCCTCTGTGGCTGTAATAGGAGTAGCAAATCCTAACCCGTCAGCACCTGGAAACTGGGATTGGAGAACAGATTTGATGAGCCTTATATGCGCATCACCCTGATTGGTCAAATCACCTGGGAGTGGCCAGTTGCTCGTTAATTCAGATATGGTTGTAGCTGTTTCTACTGACATGATAACCTCTTAGAATCCTGTGGCAGCATATAGAGTTGCGACTTCAGCTGGAGTTAACGCTCTGGCCCATACGGCGACATCAGATATGTTAGATGTTGTCCATGGAAAGCCAACCTCTCCCCCAACTAATATGGTCGCATTTGTGTACCCAGTAAATGACGCGCTGCTGCTTGTACTTGTCCTCACCCCATTTAGGTATACATTGACACCTTCAGCTGCGCTATTTGTTACAACTATATGATTTGGCACCCCTAGAAGGATAGGTGTGGCAGACGTAACACTTATAGTGGTACCTGTAAAAACACTAAACCCAACATGGCCTGTGCTAGGGCTTATATTGAGCCTCTTATCTCTACTTCCCCCAGTTTGGCCATCCCTGGTGACCATTATTGTATCACCCAACTCATAATATTCTTCACCTTGAATTACTAGTGCATAAGACACACTCCCCTGATTGTAGAGAGAATTATTCGTAGCATACATTTGGTTATCAGATTGGTCCCCGTCAAAGAATACACTAGGCCGCCCATCTATCATGGATGGGGCTTGATTAAGCAATGGACCGCCATCATACGTACCATTTTGAGCACCCATTACATCCACAGCTGTAAGGCCTGAAGTTTCATTAAATAGCCAATAAGACGTTGGTGCCAGGGCTACAACAGCGTCATAGTAAGGGGTTTGAGGGGCTCCGTTTGTGCACCGTGCCAATATAGTATTAAGGTATAAGGGTGTGAAGTCACTTGTAGTCCCAAGAGTGTACCCATGCGTGTGGGGGTCATTTGAGCCTGTTACACCAATTGCGTATGCTGAGTTAATAGGCCCAGCGCCATTGCCTACAGATATACGTTTGTCTAGAGTGTTACCAACTACGGAATTAGTGTCTGCACAAGTATGTATTAAGTGTGTGTGTGGTGCTAGGTAAAATAACGATAGTGTAAAGCTGGAAGTTGTGTGTGTATGATCCCAGTTAAATGAGAAAGGGGAATCTGTTCCTCCAGCGGCTCCGCCAGCGGTGTTCACAATCCGTACCATGTAGTCATCATATGTGGTTATCTGCTCCCAACCTGTCGGCGCGGCAGCCTGGTTGAATAAGCATACAGTTCCATATGGGGCAGGCACGGAGTCTTGAACATCGGCAAATGCCAACTCTATTGCTACATATTGATCAACTAGATTTGATGTAAGACCACTAAGGAAATTGATCTCTTCCTCAGTTGCAGTTATTGGTATTTCAAATCCTTGCCCTGCGATCCCTGGGAACTGCGTAGCTAAAACATTCTTGATGCTACGGATGTGGTCATCACCTTGAGTATACACATCTGTAGCTTCAGGGTACAATGGATTGAGATCATCTAGTGTTTGTGGGGCAGTTTCTAATGGCATCATTGGCACCTAATAGTTAGGGGTGTACCTGACCATCTGATTCGATCATCGTCACTCTGGATGGCATTGACAGCATCTATAAATCTTACATCCCATAAAGCTTTTGCCTCAGCATCTTTGACAAAAGAACTAATTTCCACCAGCAATCCAAAAGTATAAACATCTGGATGTGAGGCAGATAGCCAGTTAGTTGTAGCAAGAGAGGTCAGTGGAACAAGCTTTTGGTAGTATACTATTTCAATAATCTTACCACTATCGTGGGTAGGTGAAATTTGCAACTTGTTTGCAACCAAGGTATAGTAATGGCCTGATAGGCCATTACTATATACAATGTTCATTTGATCAGGGGTCAGATATTGCATTGTGACCCTAATATCAGAAGTCGCTGTATCCCTGAATTCAATATCTCTTAAACCTGCGAAGTCTGTAGGCAAAGAATAATACTCTTGATCTAAGACTGTAGCAATAGTTGTACGTGATGACATGTCTCTGGTTTTAAGAACTCGGTTGACTCTAGCCTCTACAATCTTAAGAAAAGAATCAATTTTAGACGTAACCTCAGTATCACTCCTATCTGCGTAGGCTAATGCTAAGTTGCTAATTTCACTGTAGTTCATGTTCACCTCTACAATCAAGTATAAAAGTTTGGAGCCTTATCCTTTGTACCAATATTTGTGCTTTGGTAATGGATGTCTATTGTCTGTATAAACAGATTGCCTCCAGTTACAGTAGGGACTCCTGTTGTCTTCAACCTAACTAGAATCACTCCATCAGGCTCTATATCATCTGTATCTATATGTGCTACTGATCCCCCAGATATTGATACCTGATTCTCTGTAATATTATGAGAATACCGAGGGGCATTTGTGATATTTAAAGCTGATCTAGTAATTATGTTTGTTACTTCCGCTGGGAAGGTTGCTTGTTGGTGGCCTTTGGCATATGTAACATAATTAGTGAATTCAACTGATCCACTTATATTAGTACCATTGTGACTCCAGTGTACGTGAAGGTGAATATCTGTCCCAGGAGCATAATCATGAGGTAAGTGATATACCATATCAATTACGTCATTATTGCCAAATATCCAACCGTTAATATTGTCTCGGAAAGTGCTAAATGTTGGGGTGCCTGGTCCAGATGTCTTTGCAATTATCGTACCTATTATATCACGCCATGGGTAGGTTGGAGCATCTCTATCAATCTTAAGCCCTGCTCCAGATTCCTTTGGGAGTACAATGCCTGTATCAGTTATATTGGCGACAGTCCTCCAAACAGCCGCACCAACAAGATTATCTATTAATATCCATGCTTCGTCTGTATCTCTACGAATCCAGACAGTGCCTTCCTCATAAGCTGTAGAGTCATCATTCACTGTAGGGGATGTAGATTCAGAATTATGGATATGGCTATACAGGACTGTAGTGTTTCCCTGTATCTTAGCCATAGCTACACGAAGGGTGTCACCATCTCCAGTGTCATTGCCTGTTCCTAAATTAAGGTTCTGCTGAGACATACCATCCTCCTATACAGACACTTTGTCTATTGTTATAATTGTTGAATCTATAGTCGTTGTAGTTTTGTCTATAGAGAACCTGCCAGACAAATCTCTTTCAACAAATATTGCCGCACCTTTTGATTTAGATAGACCCGTGATCCCTTTGTGTCTTGAGAGGAATGTACTTGACAATCCTCTTATTCTCATCATCATCAACTCTTTCTTATCCATCATCAATCCAGCTATATAGTATTACCTACAGACTTAGACTTGCCTGCAACACCCTTGTGTTTCAGAATGAATGACCCAGATAGACCTTTTGTTCTCATTAGCATCAACGGAACCATCTTCACCTTCACCTTCTTTGTTTTTGTAGCCATGATATCTATCCTCGGACTAGACAAGCCTTTCCTTCAGCAGACTGAAGAAACCGATTCATCTCAAGACCTGCAAACTTCTGATCCTTTGAGTTAAGGAAAAAGCCATCACGGATAGCTTTCTCATACACTATGAATGGGATACTTGCAACTTGCCTACCCCACGTCCCACCTGATTGGGCATCACCAAGATCGCGAATAACACCTGAGTTCTTGCGAAGCTCTGAATTCCTATCAAGTATAATGCTCTCAGTAGGTTGTGTAGTCTTGTGAGTCAGCTCACCTGTTGGCTCATGATATATAAATTCAGACTTGATGATGTCTTCCATGTTAGACCTCTTTTGCTTTCTCTAAGAACTTTCCATAAGCAGAAAGCTCCGCAAATGTAACCTTCCCAAACTCGCCTGGCTGAATAGCACCTTTCGCAGCATAAATAATTCGCTTTGATGTATTCTTTACATTTAACAAATCACCAGACTTTGGCTGTTTTATTACTGTATCTCCATCAGTTGGAGCGGGCTTTACAACCTTCTTGACATCTGTCATATCAATTCCTCAATTAACCAACTTTAAAACCCCATAGCAACTGTGCTATGGGGGTGATGACAAGCTAAATTAGCTAGCTGTTACATCAAGAGCTACACCGATGTTGCCGATGATCCCATGGGCCTTCTCAGTATTTACAATCAAAGACCAGTCAACACTCATCTGACGATTTTCCGCTAGACCAGTCTTAGCTAATGTATCAGTCTGGTACCCTTTCAGGTAGCACAAAGACAGATACTCTGGGTCCAAGATGAACACGTCAGCAGCTGTAGTCGTTGCTGTATAGGTCTGTTGCAAACGGTTTGGAACCATTGTCAACGTTCCAAAGTCAGTAACAAATACATTCACTGATCCAAGTGCAGCAGCTGCTTCACGGCTCTTGCCCTGGTCTGACATCAGAGTTGCAACTCGCGCAGAAGAGGTGAACAGATACTCAGACAGCTTGCGAATAATTGCAGGCACTGTCATTAGCTTTGTAGGGTCACCACCTTGCGAATATACAGACTCAACCGCATCGCGGATGTTTTCTTCTGTAAGAGCTACTGCTGCAGCATCAGGAGTTCTCGCAACAGTCAAACCTGTAGACAAGTTAAATCCACCGGCTGTTCCATTGATGCTAGTAGTCTCAAGCCACGATGGGAGGCCACCAACTTTACCAGCAACAGTGTTTCCATCATCAGCTACAGATGCCTGGTTCAACAGGGCAATAGCCTCCACGTCACGGCGCAGCTCTTGCTGGCGTCTCATCAACTGATATGAAAGTTCTTTAGTGCGGCCAATAGTATCAGACGCATCTGAACGGTATGAAACCCTAACCACTTTATCAGAGATCTGATGATGGTTACCAACACGGCTACCAGTAGCTGTGTCATTCCCAGAAGCATCACTACCATCAACAATAGCGTTAGTGACATCTGGAGTAGCCAGTTCATCAGTTGTCCACTCCTTGTACTCATTCTTGGAAGTAGTTGAACCAATCATATCAGTGAATGGCAATGGGATCTTTGAGATATCCCAGATTTTGTCCATTACATCTTCGCGGATAAGTCCACCACGTGTTACTGCTTTAAGGTTTGCACTATCTAAATTCGCTGTACTCATTTTAAATCCCACCTGTCAAAAGTTCGGCTATTGCATCTGACTGAGCAACACGTTTGTTTTGCCCAGAAGCAGATTTAGCAGCCCTGGTTAATTTGTCTAATTTTGAAGCAGCCTTCTGCTTCTTCCCAACACTCTTCTGGAACTTAGGAACTGGCTTAACAACCTTTTTAGCAGCGACTTTTACACCTTCCCTAAACTTTTTAGCATCTTTTACAAGCTCTATCAGCCTTGCGTCAATTACATTAGCAAAATCGTCGTTGCTGAACCCATACTGTTGTCCGAGAAAGGATTTAATTGAAGACATATCCTTTTCAAATACATCAGGGTTATTCCAGCTAGGATTATTCTGCAACATAACATTCCGCTGATGTTGAAGAAAGGTTTGCCTATCTTCTATCATCTTTCTGTTATTGCCTTGCTCTACGCCATCACGCTCTTGTCGTATTGCTTCTTGAGCATCTTGTAACTCACTGGCTTTTGATGCGTAGTCCTGACGTGCTGCTGCGTATTCAGCAGGGTTCTCGACTCGCAATCTATTCCAGTCAATTCCTTCAAACTCAGATACTAATTTGCTGCTTAGGTAATTTGTAATTACATCGATGTTCTCAAGCTTGCTTTTGTAGTCCTTTGCTACCATTTGTGCTTGGGCATCAAATGCCTTTTTCTCTTCGGCAAAAGCTTGCGACCGTTGAGTCAAAGACTTGTTGATTTGATAACCAGCTATGAGATCATTCATCTTGACAGTAGATGTTTTGCCATCAATCTTTACGTTGATTCCAGTAACATTCCCTTCATCATCATAACTAAGCTGACCTTCATCTACACCAAGGGCTTTCTCCCAAGTGGCATCATCTTCCTCTTCATCAGACTCACTATCAGACTCTTCATCGGTGGATTCTTCGGATTGAGCTTCCTCTTCCTCTGAATCTGCTTCAGACTCTTGTTCGTCTACTTCTTCTGCCTCTACTTCAGCAGGCTCATCTTCACCCATCAATAGATTGGCGATTTCATCAGAAGCCTCAAGGCCAGATCGGGTGCTTGCTTCTTCTTGTTTAATTCCCATATTATACATCCTCTAATGACTGAGAAGCCAACTTCCCAGTCTCAATTACAGTCATGATCTCTGTTTCCAGGTCATCAATAACAGTGATTAGACGCTTTGTTTCAAGAAGCGCCTCAGTATTAGCGATGCTAATGTTACAAAAGTTATCAAACAAGATCTTGCGCTTTGAAGCTATGAATGGCGCTATAAAAGAATTATATGCCAAGCTTGCCTTTCTGCCAAACTCTTGTTCTTCTTTGTACTTATCAATCGCGTCGGATTTATTCATCTCTCTTCTCTACACTTTGCTTATTTGCCAAGTAATTGGCATTTTCCTCAGACTTTGCAGCAGCCTCTATTCGCGTTAGCTCAATAGCAGCACTGGTATCTGTCTGATGATACTTATAGTCAAGGTCTGCATCACGGCCCATTGCCGCTGCGACAGCCTTGGCTTTCTCAAGCTCTTGTCTCAGTGACGCCAATTGGGCATCTGTTGTCTGCTTGACAAGAGCAAGTTGATTCTTAACCTGGTCAGTCTTGGCTTTTGCGCGGCCTACTTCGACAGCTGCCTGGGCCTTTGTAAGCTCTGCCTGAGATATGTCCACTTGGGCTTTGAGCATAGCTTGCTCAGTAGCCTCTTGCTTCTGTTTAGCCTCTTGTGAAGCTTGTCCATTCTGCTCTGCTTTCTTCTTGCCTTCTTCTCCTTCTGGATCAATGAAATATCTATTTGCTCCATTTAGTCCAGAGAACTTACAGAAGTCATCTATTGCGGTGAATATTTGCTTCTCACCGATCATACTCTGCATCGGGTTTGCCATTATCTTTTCTTGAATTGCCATAACTTGAGTTATAGCAGCCACCTGAGCAGCGTGGTTGCCAGTCCCAGTACCGACGCGAACCGTACACTGTGTTCGGTCCAGCCACTCAGATGGCTTAACTTGTTGCCACTGGCCTCTAAATCTAAAGTCGATGACAGAGTCCACATGCTTTATGGTAAGATCCCGTATCTTAACACAAAGTGGCTTGATTCCAGTTTCCGCAATGACGCGAATGATGAGGCCAACTAGCTCCTCTTTTGCGTTCATTAAGCGGTCAACTCCTTGTGATCCAACTCTGTCACCGATGTTCTGAGGTGAGGCACCGCCATCAGGATCTACGCCTGCCCGACCTGCTCTCACTCTATCAAGGTACTCCATCATCTGATATGAGTCTTGTCCAAGAGATGGGGTTATAAGTGGTTGGATTGCATCAAGACGCTTTGCTCGAATTATTCCACCTGGGCGACTTATTAACAAGTCATCCATATTGACCTGGCCTTCAACAACGACATTCCGCTGGTTGTTCTGAAGATACATGTTATCAAGCATGTTTCTCCATATAGCTGTCTTCTGATCCTGGATCTGCTTCAATCTATCAGTTATTGACAAGCCTTCAAACTTGTGAGACATTAGGAATGTAGTTGTTGCAACCCAAGGCATACCTTCAATTTCTTCAACTTTTATGATGTCAACAGGATCATCGCCTTCCCCTGCAACAGTGATCTTCATGAGCTTTGCAATACCAACTTCGTCGATATCCATCTTCATGAAGCACTCAGCTACTGAAATTAGCCGCTGTGATGGGTCTTCACTATCATCTTGTTCATAGAATACAGACTCATCTTGCATCGCAAATCTGTATTCTTTATCATAAGCTGTAGAGCCATCTGGCAACTCTTCAGTCTCATCAAAAGAGAGTCCATACTCTTCCATTACATCAGACACAGTCATTACTGTTACATGAGCTGTAAATCTTGCCTTGTCAAGGTTTATGGAATTGTGTGATGAATTAACTCTGAACTCTTCTGGAGGAACAGGGTCAACATAAATCTGACCACGTTTCCTGGAAGCAGATACCTTTACATCATTAAGCATGATAGGATTTGACATCTGCTCTTGGATCTGCTGCATCTGTTGCTGAGCTTGTTGTAATTGCTGCTTAACCTGGTTTGGATCTTGTTGAGGTTGTTGTTGTGCTTGCTGAATTCCTTGTTGAACTTGTTGTTGAATCTGCTGCATTTGAGCTTCGAGCATTTTATTTCGCTCAGTGGTTGCATTCTGATCAACATACTCAGAACGTTCCAACAGCTCAACACCTTCCGCTGAAAGTAGTGCCTCCAGCTGATCAGTAGTTATACCAGTATAATCTGCAATCTTTGACTGAGTGTGCTTCGCATAGTACACTTTCAATATGCCGTTGCGTTGCATAAGTGCGTCTTTTACAAACTGATGAAGGATTATGAACCCGTCATTCTGTTTCATAAGGACTTCATACACATACTCAGACTCTAGCTCAGCCTGCTTCTCATCACCTTGGTGAACTGGATCGAAAATCACTATCTCATTATTCTGAGTAAATGACTTCATAATCTGTGGGAGGATCCACTCAATTGTATCAGCTACATCAGTAGATACTACTGAGGATCTTCCTTCAACTTCAGTTCCATTGGGAAGTCCAAGGTAATATGATAGTGATTCTTCTAGTGAAGTTGTTCCATCGTAAAAGCTATCGCTAGAGTTTGAAAGCTCTGATGCTATAATTGATAAGATGTCTTCTTTTTTCAGCATAGCATTAAACTACCATATCAGTATGAGAATATTGTTGGCCTAGGGAACTCAGGTGAAGAAAGATCATCAAGGTGAATGAAACGTTTTTTGTGATCACCTTTCTGACTAACTCCAATTCCTGTAAATCCTAGGTTGTATGCTTCGCCAACTACAGTAAGAGCATCCTCACTTGTTACAAGTAAGTCAATTGCTCTTCCAGTTGTATGCGGCCCTCTTGTTCCAGTTTTTGAGATAGATGCATTGTAGGATGGGCAACGATATCCGCTGGATACGACCAGCGGGAATCCAACAGTGCATCTCAAAATATCCATGCGATCCATGAAGCTATTGTGCATAAGATCACTAT